ACCACTGTTCGGCTTTCTTGGCTCTATTAATATGCTTTTTACCGCCTTCAATTTCAGAATTTAAACGAGAAATAGCAGCTTTACGAACACTTTTAGGAATTAAATCACGTGTGAATTTTGACCACTGTTCGGCTTTCTTCATTCTATTAATATGCTTTTTACCGCCTGTTGCAATTGTTCCACTATCATCACCTTCATATGGAAGATACATATCACCCATTTTCATTCCACCACCCATCATATTAGGTTGAGGTGTCTTCATTATCATATCTAATTCAGATTGCCGCAAACGTCTAGCAATTCCCATATTATAAGCTTCTAAAAACCCTTTAGAATTTCCTTTAAAAATAGCTTCTCTTTGGTCTCTTACATAGTCATCAAGTTTCATATTTATATAACATTACTTAGAAATTAAATATTAAACATTTTTATTTTTAATATTAAATTAGTTTTTTAAACATTTTTTAAAGATTTTTTACATTAATGAATCAATTCGTCGTCTCATCCCACCAGACATACCACCACCGCTTACACCACCGCCAGACATACCACCGCCGGACATACCAGCACCTTTAATTTTTAAGGCAGACATACCTAGTAGATTCTTAGCACCACCAATCATACGGTCATATTCACCAATAGATAATTTAGGGCTTTTAGCTTTAGCATCAAGAACAGCTTCTTTAGTAAGTAATCCAGTGTAAATCGCAGATGTGCCAGCACTTACACTGAAGACACCACTATTTACAGTAATTATTACAAGTTCCGGGGTAATACCATATGGGAATTGATTATCAACAGTTAAGTTGAATTGGAATTGGAATTGTCCAAGAGAACCAGCGGATAAATAAGATGGTAATGAAAAATGAGCACACGGGTCAAGCACGAGAACACTTCCAATAGATGGGATGTTTTCAACAGCACCCGTTACAGCATCATTAATTAACACGTTTCCAGAGAAAGCAGTGAAATTTTGAGACGAACCAGAAGGATAAGACACTTTAGAAAATAAATCTTGTTGAGATGCGGTGGATAGGAGTCCAGAAGCATTATTGAATGTAACACTAATACCTTTAATAGCAAGAAACGCATTTGCAATAGCACTATTTTGTTGAGCCATTGGGATACGGCATCCAATCATAATTTTATCAGGAATAGAAGATAATTGAATTGATTGAGATGTAAGAGCAACCGATTTAGCACCAGCAGCAATCGGGGAATTTTGGTTAGCATTGGATAAAAATCGTGGGTAAGTAAGGTACGGTACAACGTTTTTAGTTCCAGATAAACGTCCCATTTGTTCAGGTGATAGACTTAAGAAGTTCATTAGAAGTTTGACGTTATCAAGACCAGTACTGTTATCAGCTTTAGTAAGAGAAATACCAGTAAGATATTTAGGGGATGGGTATTGACCAACTACTTCACTATTACCAGTTGAGAATACACGTTTGCATTCAGAATCAAGATTGAGGATGAAGGACATATTGTTGATTCCCATGAAACCAGCTTTGCCAGCAGTAGGAAGACTGTTAAGCCATGGAGATAGAGCAAGGAACGGTTCGGTGTAAGTTCCTTTAATGTAAATGTCCCATGTATCATCTTCACTTACACTTACAAGAGAATCATCAGGAGTTCCAACACCATTTTCATAATGCACTACGGTAATTTCAACCGGGAATGCACCACGTCCCATGAAAGATGAATCAAGGGATGATGAAAGAATGGAACCCATCGGGTTATTAGTAGAATTTACAGCATCAGCTAAATCACCATAGCAATCATCAACAAACGAAGGGGTCATACTGTTGTATCGTTGTAATTCACGTTTATCATACATGTTAAGAAGCATAGCCATCACGTCTTGAGTATTTTCAGAAACATTGGCGTTGTTGATTGTGCATTGGGTTGTTAAAAATAAGGAATTTATCGGGAAAGCAGCCATAGAGCAATCTTTACCGTATTGCATCACTTTATCGCCAGCAGGTACGCCAGTGTAACTTAATTTTAAAGTCATGTCAGCTTGAATAAGAATCTCACGGTCAATAACGATGGATTCAGATGGTACTTGGATAGAAAAATTAATATTAGATTTGCTTACGGATGTCGCTTGGTAGGGTTGAAATGTAGATTGAGATGCAAATGACTTTACCCCGTAAGTTAATTCTTCTGTAATATCAGAAATTTTAGAATCTTCAACTAGAACTGTTTTTATAGAACTCATATAATAAATACTAGATATTATTTTTTTAAAGATTTTTAAATTTAAAATTAAACTAGAATTAAATTTAAAAAATAGGCGTTTAAACTAACTTAAACTTTTTTCTTTTCAAACATTATTTTGAGCGATGCAGAACCGCCACTTGATAATCTAAATGGATTCAATTGACCTAATCTATCCTTCCAGAAAATACTTATATCTAAATTGCTTAATGGTTGTGTTCCAATTAATTCAATACGACGATATTCAGCACTAGGGATATAAATGATATTTGGTTTATAGTCATCGGCTACGAAATCTGTAATCAAATTAATAATATTGCTATTATTACCAGACCCATTCAACAATTGACCATTTAAAAATAGTGCCGGTGCCCCTTCAATATTTTGGACAACAGGAAGAGTAGATGATAGCACACAGATTGATAAAATGGGGTTCCAATTTTGAACAGTTGAGTATTCTTGATAAATTTGAACTACTTCATAATCAGGGTTGTATGTTGGAAAATTTACAATATTAGCATCCCCACTAATGGAAGTTTGTAATTGGAAATTTAAACCTTGCACTTGATTTGATTTAATTTTAAATGGGAATGATGAAAAAAGATTACCTAATGCAGTATTGAAATAAATATTAACTTTATCATTACCGGTGTATCCAACAACAGGAACATTTAATAAACATACGTTATTAGTATTATCAATAGTCATTACTACAGGATTTTCAGCAGGTGATGTTAATTCATCAAATGCATCAGAAAATGCTTTATTAATTAGATAAATCCAGTATGAATATGTGTAGATATCATAATAACCTTGTGTGTTATCTTGTAAATTATTAGGACGATATAACGGAGCATTAGGAATAGGTGCTGCTTCGTTTTGAGGTTCAAATATAACAAATTTTTCAACTATAACACCTTGATATTCTAATGATATAGAATAAATTGTTTCATTTGGATTAGTGGATGTTGGTGATATTGACGGTCTAAAAATAGGTAATGTTTGTGTATCTAGCGTCCAACGAACAATTGATAAATCGTATAAACTAGGATTATTTACATATGGCGTGCTACGTGTTTGATTAAAATATAAAATTGGAGGTTGTACAGTAGCATTATTTAAATTTGATATTACTGCATCATAGTAAATTTTATCGGAAGACATTATATTATATTAAATTAGATAATTATTTTTTAAAGTCTTTTAAAATAAATTAAACAGTTGTTTGATAAGAAAGTTGGGCATCAGTACAGCTTACAGCAAACCAGTACCATGCATTCGTTGAATATTCCATACATACAAATTCAATATTATGAGACGAGCGTATAGTTATGCCAGCATATGTGTTATCAGATGAAAAATCTGAACCTAATGACGTCTTAATAGCTCCTCGGAATTGAGAGTTTAAACTTGAAGCACTAGTTAATATTTTAATACAACATCCTCCATATCCTTTTGCAGCAGTTGGTAAATTCACAAAAGAACCATTGGTTTCTTCTACATACATCACATAATTCATTGCTAATGGTGCATTAATAGTAACGCCAGCCGATGAAATTATTTGGGTTGATGATTCCGCAGTATTAATATGGTCATAAGAACTACCATCTACATCAGTAGATGAAGTAATTATGCATGCACCGCTACCATTGCCAAGAGTTACTATAGAAGATTCAAAATCAGAAGCACCATAATAAGTGGTATCGCCAGAAAATGCAGTTCCACCGTTAAACGTGTTAGCCCCAGTAAATACGTTATTACCATCTAAAGTTACAGCACCAGCTTGAACAACTAGTGAATCAGCATAAGCTTTATTTACTAATTGGTTATCTACCGTTGGAATATTATCACATAAAGGTGTTTCTACAAAAACAGCGGTTGAATCAGCACTGAATGTTATTTGACCACCAGCTTCAGCATTTCCAATAGTTAAACTTTGAACTCCAGTAATTGATGCAATATTTACAATACCATTACCATTCATATCTAAATCAGATGTTATTTCGGGAATTTGCGGTGTAATCCAATTAGCTCCTTGGTCTGCGTACGATACAAGGATTTGACCTTCTTCACCTATTCCGTTTGTAAATCCATATCCAGCAGCAGCCACTAAATTTAATTGACCAATAGCATTTATTACTAAATTGCCAGTTGATTGAATGTTTAAATTATTTCCACTAATACTAAAATCAGCCATTTCTAAATCAGCACCAGCAATATTCCCCCGTTGCATTACATCACTCAAATCATCAGTACTAATGCCACCGCCACCGGTTCCAGTAGCCCAGACAATATGACCATCACCGTCAGATGCAAGAACTTGATTTTCTTCGCCTTCAAGCCCATCAATAGTTACATTTTTAATATCAATTGTTCCAGTTGCTTCATCAACATATTGAACGATTTCGCCAGATTTTGGCGGTTTAATATCATTACCAAAAAATTGTCTAATACTCATATAATATTATACTAGATATTATTTTTTTAAAGATTAATTTCTAAATGTTTATAATAAACATGGATTATAAAAAAGAAAAGATTATAAATTTTTATCAATCAGAATTAAATAGAATGTGGTCTCAAGATGAATTTATAAGGTGTTTTGGTCCTCATGTTATAAATGATATTATTAAATATAATGAATTGCATAAATATAAACATATTGATGAATTAATTCCAGATGAAGGTTATAAAATTATATTAATTGAACAAAAAAAGAATGTTGGTCATTGGTGCGTATTAATTAAAAAAAAGGATTCAATTATTTGGTTTGATTCATATGGAATACAGCCAGATAATGAATTAAATTTTATAAGTAAAGTTAAAAATCAGATGTTAAACCAAGAACCTAATCAAATTAGACGATTAATGGCTACATGTAATTTAAAAAGATTCTATTCTAAAACTAAATATCAAAAAATTGGTAATCATATTTCAACGTGTGGTAGATGGGTAGCACTTGCTATTTTTTTATTATATCAATTACATCATACATTACCAGAAATGAAAAAGTTATTAGACGGTCAGAAGAAAGACCAAGAAAAACCGTATGATATTTTAGTAATTGATTTTACCAGTTAATTATTATTATTACAGTTAATTGGATAATTTGTCCGGTGACATTTAATAACTTATAATAACCTAATCTCACCGAACAAAATCTTATTACAGTTAATTGGATAATTTGTTCGGTGAGATTTAATAACTTATAATAACCTAATCTCACCGAACAAAACATATAATAAATTACTTTAAAAATTAATATCTAGGTATTTTATATAAATGTATTCTAACTATTCGCTTTATACACAAATAGGTAATATCCGTAATCAACTTCAACAATTAGAAAATAAATTAGATGGAGAACATGCTGATGGTCCTAACATTAATCTATCAACTAATGAACTTACAACTGAACAAGCCCTTGCTGTAAGTGGTAATGAGCCTACAAACTATCCTACCGGTAATGGGTGGTTTTATGAAAATGAAGAGCTTGGATTTCAACTGTTAGATAAAAGTCAAACACCAAATAAATTTAACTTTTACACTCACTCTTACAACACTAATCTTAATGATTTAACAATTGGTCAATTCAAAGGGGTCGTTGGTCAATTCACAGTAAAAGATAAAACAACTAATGATGATGTGCCAGCCGTTGTAATTTACTATGCAGTTTATACCAAACCTAAAAATGATGGAACAGATGAAGCAACATGGTACAACTCCAGACTTAACTTAACAAACTCTGTAACAGATGAACGTGCCACTTCTAATATCGTTTATACATTAGACCAAGCCGACTATAATATCATGACTAAAAAATCATCTTCTTATGGTGATAATGATGAAATTCTTTTTGTATCAATTCAATCTAATTCAACTGAACCCGTTGAAAATTGGGTTTTCAAACTTGAATATGTAAATGTAATTACATATGAAGGCACCAAAGAAACTAAATTAAGAATTGAAGGCGACCGCAAACAAGTTTTTAGTGTAGGTATGGAATATCAAGGTCTTTTGTTTGATAACAGTTTCCCTTTCTCCTATGGGTACGGTTCTCAATCAACATCTGAATTTGGTTATTGTGTTCCATTTGATTTTAAACTAGTTGGATACAGTGTAATATGTGATTCAACCGATGCTTCGCCATCAGTCAATCTAGTTATTGAAAACAACAAGGATGATAATAGCGGTGTTGATTCGCTTGCTAATGTAGCACTTGGAGAAACTAAAAAAGCTATTCAATTAATTCAAAATGCATCAACACAACCTGCCGGTCGTCTTGGTGTAAAAGTTGTAAATTCATCGGGTGTTGTTGATGAATTTGGACGCTATCGTGTAGTATTATTTTTAAAATCTGCAGTAATGTTTTAAATTTCTTTTAATAATACACCAGTGAAAGAACATCCATCATTACTCATAAATAAAGTTAAATTAGGTCCAATATGATATCTAACAGTAATTAAATCATTTTCATTACATTCTTCTAAAGTTGTACATGATTCAATATTAGATGCATATGAACCACTTATCATCATTTTAACGCCATTTTTATAAAATGCCATGCGTGTATTTGATGTGGTTGGAGATGTATTTAAATAAATATTATATGAGAATTGATAAATTCCATGTTTTGGGATTATATAACTAAAATCATTAATATTAAAATTAGATTGAAGAGGATAGCAAAACTTAATTAAATTAAAATCAAGTGTATCACCGGCACTATAAACTTTATTACTATTTAAATTAGAAGCTACTTTAAATAAATAATTAATTGGTGATATTTGTGTTTCATTTACAATTATTTCTAAATTGGTTATTTTATTGTTTAACGACAAATTCATATCTTATATTATATTATATTAGATATTTTTTTATCTAGTTAATAATATAAATGAGCGATTGGACCGAAGATTATGAAACTGTTTTAGAAGAGATTAGACAAAACAGTGTTAATCAGTCTATTATTCATAAAAAAAAATATTTCTTTTATAAACAATTACATTTTAGGATAAGAATTCCAACTATAATATTAAGCAGTATTGGGTCAGTCGCATCAGTAGGATTAACATCGTATTTAAGTCAAACTCATGTTTCGGCAATTACATGCTTAATCTCATTATTAGTGTCTATGATTAATTCAATTGAATTATTTCTAAAGATAAATGAAACTACAGAGCTTGAATTAGAAACATCAAAACATTTTTATAACCTAGCTACAGATATTCATAAGATATTATCACTTGAACAATTTAATAGAACGGGCACAGCTAAAGAAACATTAGATGCAATGTATCGTCGCTATGTTGATTTAATGGAAAAATCAAATCTTATGTTATCATCGTATAAAGATGTTCTAATAACACTTCCTAAGAAATCAATAAATCCATTTTATAAAAATAAACCCATCTCTTCCGCATCATCTTTAAATTCAATTGCAAGTGAAAAGAAAGAACAAGATGAAGAACAAACTTTATAAATATAATTATTAAATTAATTATTATATTTATTTATTAAAAATATTCAAAGAATAAAGTAAGCCGGTATCGGTCAGATTGAGCACCAAGCCCCGCACCATTTACACGTACACTTACAACACCTTGAGTATGTTCAAGTGCATTCATATAGGAATCTACGTTAAATTTAGTGTTACCTACGGAAGCATCCACATCCCAAGTTGGAGCAGGACCTTGTACAGTTTTAGTAATTGGGTCATAATCTCGACCTTCTATTTTTAATGTAACATTTATATCAGTAGATTCACTCTCAACTTGAAAACTGTATCCAGTTAATTTAAATGGTTTATTAACAAAAAATCCAAATTTTTCAGAAGATGGAACACCAGCACCCATGCAGAATGGATAAGTATTAATACTAAGAGCACCATCGTATTCCATAGTTTGACAGAACCCTAGTCTTGTATTTATTAAATTTACATCACCAGTAAGACCAACTTCAGCAACAGTAGCCCTGGTAATCTCATTCTGTAAATCAGTTTCTACACCAGATAGACCAGTGTCTATTCTAGCAATATCAGTTTGGTTACCTTCAGCTAGAGTTGTTACTGAAGCCATTGATGTTGTTACTTGGTCAAAACCAATAGTGGTAGATTCCGTTAAAGTTTCCACGCCTGTTTGAACGTCGGCAATTTGATTTTTTAAACTTTTCTCTTGAACACTCATTATATAAATAATACTAGAAAAAATTATTTAGACTATTTTTAAAGTTTATAATAATCTAACTATTAAAAGTATTAAATAATCTAGATTTATTAGATGGGGGGAAATCTAGATTATATTATATTAGAATAATTTATAAATTATTCCATGCTATAGACATCTAGATTATATTTTTTTGGAAAATCTAGATTCGCCCCCCCTATCTTACAGTACTTTATATAAATCTATTAAAAAATAATCTAAAAAAATAAAATCTAGTTTATATTATATGAGTAAATTCTTAGATGAAATATTTGATAAAAAAGAAAAAGTAATTGGTGAATCAAGCCGTAAATTATACAAAGCAAACTTATTAAAACTGAATAATGGTAATGACATCACAAACCTAGCATTCTTAAAAAAGGTTGAAGATATTATGAAGATAATTGAACATCTAAAGCCAACTACACAAAGAAGTTATATTATAGCAATATGTAGCATTCTAAATGGTAATAAAGAGTATCAAAAGTTATATGAG